TACGACGTTAAGAACATCTCCGGACTTTGAGAGGGCATCACCAGCGAGAATGTTTCCAGCGACTGAGAATAGCGAGAACGCAAGGCCGGTTGTGCCAACTACGATGTCACCATCGGTGATGAGAACCCAACCGCTGTCTGCGTTTGTTGTACCATTCTCAACGAATGTAAACATTCCAGGAGTAACTTCAGCATTGTTGTCCGCGTCAGTTGCGCGTGAAGCAGCGCCAGAAACCGATGCAATGTAAATGCCGTTTTCTGATGCTGTTGACTGGTTCTTTACGAGAACTCGGTCGCCAGCAACAAGGGTGTAACCGTCAATTACGTCGCCAGCCTCAAGGCCAGAAGCAATGGTGATTGCTGCTGTAGTTGCTACTTTTACGGAAGCCTTAACATCAAGTCCCGTACGGGCAGAGTCAACATAGGACTTGTTGGCAACATCTAGGTCTGCTACTGGTGTAGCGGCCTGGAATGTTCCAGTTCCTGAGCGCTTTACTAGAGTGCTTAGTCCGTCGGTTGCTGTGGCTGCATCAAAAGTTGTTTTGTCTGCTGCCGACATCATTCCAGGAATGGATGAGGATGACAGGTTCGGGGTGATTGTAACCGTTCCGTTTGACTCGCTGACCGTTATGGCGCTTGCGTGTGTTCCAGCACTTGAAATGCCGGTGAGCATTTTGCGCCAGCCACTAAGCGTGGCGTCATAAACCTTAATAGTCCCTTCAGTGCTATTGAAGATTAAACGGCCGTCAAAGTTGTTTACCGCTGGGTCTGAGGCGAGGACCTCAAAGGTCCCGTTAATCAGTTGGTTTTGGTTAAGATTTAAGTTAGTAACGAACCTCATTAAAGACCTCCATTAGTCTGCTCACCTATCATAGGATAGGCTATTTTATGTCCAGTTCGGTTGAGGGCTGGCTAAGAAAGATACGCTTTTCCAGAAAACGGGCTGGTAAAACCTACGGTGAGGCTATTTTGCGTACTGTAAACAACCTCGCCAATTACGTGTGTATTCGCTGAATCAACTATTGAAACATTTGGGAAAAACTTTAAATTGTGAGTTATTACCCAAGAATCAGAGGGGGATGCTTGTGTGTGGACATATTTTGACTTTGCCCTAACTTCTTCAATCGCACCCTGAATCGTTGTGGCGGATATTTCGTCCGTTGGCTCAAATGGGGCCAAACCACCTGAATGGGTATCTACGTATTCCGTGGTCGCGTAGTTGTATGTAGTTATTGGTTGGGTATTTGGAACAATATCAGCCAAATCCATGGTGTCGAGGGCGGCGGTGTGATTGAGGGTAATAAAGTATTTGTTAAATGAAGAACCGGATATTCTTTCGTTTACCTCATAGGTGACACCAGTTGGGACGATTCCGGGGCTATTGGTAGCGTAAAGCGCAATAGAGAAACTGCCAGTTCCATTAAGTGTTACCGAAGTATTGGTTACGGGAATACTCACGTTTGTGGCTGGGTCGCGCATTGGGGCAGTTAGTTGGAACGACACCTTGCCACTTGCGTAGGACCCATCAGTTTTTAAAAACTGTCCAGTTAATGTGATTGCCTTAAACGCCATATTACGACCTTTGATATATATCTAGTGTTATTGCATGATGCACAACACTATCTGTTGTTGACACAATTCTTACTACGTTTGAAACCCTGACCCTAAAAACGGACTTTGTGGCATCTATCTGACCGACGCCGTCCAGCGCGGCAACAACAGAATCGATTAAGTCTACGCTTTCCAAGACCCTATCCTGCCAAAGGTCAACCTGGACCATCTTATTCCTAGTCAAGGCGAGTCCATCGCCAATAAGAACGGGTACGTTGCTTATCTCGTCAGAGTAGGTAATGTACGGTTGGGCTTGACCTGGTGGAGCAAAATCCCTAAATACGCCAGTGATTCCAGTAATGTTTGCACCAACCAAAACCGTTCTTAATGCTCCACCCACAGACGGCATTACGGTACCTCAAGAATAACATTTTGTCTTTTCATGGTTCTGGCTTTCTTAATCATGGCAAGGCCGAAATTCGTCGCCACTCTATCCGCGGCAGACATTGGCCCCTTTACCAACGCTTCGCGCACGGGCCTCATGAATGGTCTAGGGGAAATTCTTGATGTTCCGTATTCCAGTTCAATTGCGTATGGTGCGGTATTTCCAAAAAATGCTATTGCGGGGTTTGCGTTTCTCTTTGAGATTTGTCCAGTCACAAAAGAACCATGCAGGGGATTTCCCGACGGCGAAGATGGCATATCTCCCGGTTTGCTTGATGACCTGGTCTTTCCGGATTTATCAACATATTCCTTGTATGAGCCCATATAGTTGACGCCTTCACGACCGCGGTCTGCGCCGTCTTGAGCAATTTCAAGTGCTGTTCCATAGTTGCTTGCTATTGCGGATTGGATAATTCTCTGCAGGCGAGAGTCAAGAAGTTTCATTTCTCTGGCGAGGTTGGCTCTTCCTTTACTCATCACCAACCGTCTTTCTTATCTCTAATCTAATGTGGGTTTTTGTGTAAACTATTCCCTCTATTGTGTATGTTGCATTTAGCCCAGAAATAGCGTTTCCAGAAATAACTATTTGGTCATTAATTGATACTGTCGAATTTTTTGGGATGCGTGCTATTAACTTCCTACGCTCCCCATACTGACCTAGTTCGCCCGGCTGTCCTTCTTCGGAAAATTTTTGATGCAGTGAGCCGCGAACAACCGTGTTTGAAACAACTGGAGTCCACAAGCCTTCGGAGTTGACCGTTGTAGACGTCTTTCTTCGAACTGTAATATTCTCAAATGCCCCTCTCATGGCGACTAACCAATCACTCGTCGTTTAAATCTTTCGATTGTTTTAAGTTCCGTACTCGAAAAAATACCCGAGTCGGTCTCTTCAAAAAAGTATTCAGTTCCCTCAACTTTTAGCCTGGTCAATCCCTGTGCGTCGGTAAGCACCTTACCCATCTCTCTCGACGCAGAGGAAAAGCACACGCGCTCAAGTGCTGATGCAACCGAGTCGCTCAACCCTGCGTTGTATGTCACTTTTGCTTGATAGCCCTGACCGGCGATTAGGATGTTGTCGATTCCCCATGGGTGGATATCAAAATCCACTAGGTTCTGGGCTGCATACACATTTTGATAACCAATACTGAATGATATAACGCTGGTAACTGGCGCTTTCCTTAGAAAAATCTGTCTTTGCCCAGATTGCAACATATGTATTTCATCAATAATCTGAACTGGCGCCAATGGCCTGTTAAGTATGGAAGAAAGTTCCCCTTCAATACTGGAAATAATCAGGGCTGCGGCGTCCTCTTCTGACTGCGTAAACGTCTTGTTCATGTAAACGGCAAGGTCGGCAGCGAGGATAATGGCCATACCACAACATTACACCATTCTTGTTCTAGGGTAGTTTAGCCTACGCTTCTCCAACCCAAAATATAGATTTGTAGGAAAGCGACAAATAGCCCTCTTCTAGAGCATCAAGAAGAAAGCCTTTTTTGCTTGCGTCAATCATGAGTTCTGGAATCTCCACGTACCCAATCGAGGAATTCAATAGGACGTTTAATTCGTCAATCATTTCCCAGCCATAGTGCACCTGTATTCTTTTATCCAATTTGCAGGCGGAGTGAATCATGCCTTTAGAGATAATCCCATTGAATATTTCCTCGTACGGGTACTCTGGACCGTATTGATTCTTTTTCAGGGATTGAGAATAGAGATATTCTTTTATCTTATGAAATGGATTTTCTAGTTCCCAGCACAGGGCAAAGTCGATTGAACCCTCGTGTCCAAAATCTTTCATGGGTCTTAAGAATGTTTTATTTTGATTCTAGGTAAAAAGGTGAAGAAACAACTATTGGCAGTATCTTGTGCTTAATAGCCTGCTGTTCTGTAATTTTATCACCTTTTCGGACAACCAGAAGGTTGTTGCCGTCTACTAGTTCATATACATCCCGAGGAGAAATAACATATTTTGTTTCCATGCCTCAATAGTACCACAATTGTTGGAAATCTTGGCAATCAGGGGTATGGTGTTGTCGGAGGTAATAACAATGCTAAAAAAAACAATCATCACATTACTTATTTGCGCTGGCTCGACCTTTGTGGTTCCCGTAC